TGAAGATGGTGTTTTACTGTGTTATGGTACTGCGGCTTATACAGTGTTAGAAGCTGATACTTCTACTTATGCACCAGGATGTATCTATATCAAATCACTGACTGCTGGTTCATCGATTCTATATAACAATGTAGGAACCAAAGCATCACCCAATTTTGATGTGATGACTATTACCTAAAAATTAATATTCGCCAGTAATCCATACAAAGAGGTTGCTGGTTTGATAGACCAGGGCTGACCCCTTGCCCTGGTCATTTTTGGAGATACAGCGATGGCTGAGTTACCGTTTCCTGTTAATGGGTTACATGAAGGATTGAGTAGCGAGCATCAACCCCCAACAACGTCACCGTATCTAAGGAATGTACGTCCATTTGATGTGACAGAGGAGCGTGCTCGCGGGGGTCAGAGACCAGCATTGGTGAAGGCATACGATGAACAGATAGGTGGAGAACATCCTGTACTTATCATGTGTGCCATAACGACTACATATATAGAACCGGAGTAATAAAATGTCACTTGCAGATTATTCAGAAAACAAACAAATAGACAATTTAACTGGTAAAACTCAGTTTACTAAACCAACCTGTTATGTTGGTCTCTCAACTGCCGACCCCGGAGAAGACGCTTCTGGTTTGGCTGAACCGTCTGGTAATGGGTATGCCCGTGTTGCAACTGCGGGAGCCGATTGGAACGCAGCAAGTGGAGGCTCAACTACTAATGCTAATGCAATTACATTCCCTACTGCAAGTGGGGCGTGGGGAACTATAACTCATTTTGCTCTGTTTGATGCTGCTACTGAAGGAAACATGCTCGCCTCTGCCGCACTTGATGATTCTGAAGTCATTACTACTAATCAGATACCAAGATTTCCGGCCAGTAGTTTAACAATAACACAGGGATAATATGGCTTTAACTAATGGCACAAATTGTGGATTTGTTTCAGAAACTCCTGCCGGAGACCCCGAAGTTACGGCCACAACTATAGATGGACATGCGGCAGCCATTAAAGACGTTGCTCCGGTTGGTGCTGTACGTATAACGGAAATTGGATGGTGGCATAACTATAATGTTAATGCTGGTAATTTTGAAGTAGGATTATATAGCCATGATTCTGGAACTGATATACCTGATACACGATTATATGTAGATGATACAAATGTCAGACAAACTGCCGAGGGGTGGGATACGGTAGCAGTGGACTGGGAGATTACTCCTGGGGTTACATACTGGATTGCAATACAATGTGATTCCGTAGGCGGAGATGTTAAAACAGATTATCAGAATGATGGTATAAATAGGCGTTCACTTGACCTTAGTACAGCATCTTTGCCAGAAACTTGGTCAGCAGATACTACAAGTAACTATGCTATAGCTATTTATGCCGTTTATGATTCTGGAGCAGAAGAATATGTAGATATAAGCGGAACTATAATTGGAACGAGCAGTTTATCGGGTGCATTAACAATAGGTAATATAGTTGATTTATCTGGAACCATAATAGGGATAAGTAGTTTATCAGGAAGTTTGTATTTTTCAATAGCACCAGCAATTTGGCCTCGTACAAGGTCAAGTGATTATGACCCTGATTTATATTGGGATGAGGAAACAGAAACGTGGGTAGAAACACGGATGACAGGGCCAGGTAGTTTAATTGATTATATAATATTTATTGGCGAGGAAGGCGAGGTTTATTTTGGGTCAGATTGATTCAGTAGATTTGTATTTATCGCGTAGTGCATCGGCTGATCCTGGTGATGCCAGTTTAGTTGTAGCAATATATGGCATCCAATCATACACAACTCGGCCTAATTATGGTGTTGTTAAAGCGTCCAAAACCATAGATATAACTAATTTCCCTGTTCATGGCTCCCAAGATTGGGTTAATTTTGCTTTCGATACACCGTATGAAAGTGATAATGCTGGATTTTATGGAATATACATTTATGGTACAGGCAATGCTTATGATTTAACAGGGGTTAGATTGTATGAAGCAAGTGGAGATTGGTCAGATGCTTCTGATGGCTCACCATATACCGATAAAGAAAGGTTGTGGAGATATACAATAGGAACATCTACATGGGGCCAAACAGGTGGTTCATGTGCTTATCGCTTAAATTGTTCCGATGGATTAGGAAATAATTTAGCAGAATCTCCTGATGCTTCTTATGTTACTTCTTTTAATAACTATAGATATGGCATAAGAAGTTATATAGCTTCTGAAGCATCTCCTCCCGGTAAAGCCCGTTTTCCAACACCAGCCAATGAAGCTGAAAAAGTTATTATACGTGGTATTGACGCCCTCAAATATTTACAATGGGAGGTCCCTGCTTAATGGCCATTCAATATCAAATATATTTCAAAATACCGGATGGAGATTGGGTTCATCTCGAAGATACTTTCCAGTTATTCCATAAATTATCTGATGAGTTACAGGCAACTTTAGATTATTTTAACATATATCAATGGCGTGTTGATACTTATGATACTGAAACGGGGCTGACCACAACTGGTGATACATGGACATTCACATCACAGAAACACCATTCATTTACAACATATACCAGAAGGTCCGATTATGATGAAGATTTGGTATGGGAGCCAACCGTAGGATGGGTTAGTATAGGGGATTTTGAATATACAGGTGGCGGACGATATAATAACAGAATTATAATGGTGGGGCATAATTGTATTTACTTCGGAGAAGTGTAGTATGGAAAAAGAAAGTTGGGTCAAAAGATTAAAACGTAAATCACATGAACTGTTAAAAGGTGAAAAAACCTATATTAGTGCTGAACGATACAAAGAAATGAAAGCTGCAAGGAAAGCCAAAAAGAATGTATTAACCGATTATGCCAAGCAAACGGGCAAGCCGAATTTTAGCGGTGCATCTGGTTCTGATTTAGCTGAACTCCAAAAACGATTTGGGGGTAAGAAGAAATGAGTTTAACCGTTTTAGGAGCAGGGCATGGATTCACGGCTGGTGATTTAGATACAAGCGGCCAGGTAGCAGTTTTACCCGCATACCAGAAAGTTTATTTTGCAGATGGCCAACCTTATTCGGCTACTCTTGCTGATAGTGGTTATCATAAACTGGACTTTATAAATACCCGTATAGTCGGTACTGTAACTGGTACATTTACACAGGGTGAGGTAGTAACACAGGCCGATAGTGACGCCAAGGGTATAGTCGATGAGGTTGTAACAGTAGGTGCTGAGACATGGACTCTTATTTACAGAACCACAACAACAGAGTTTGCTGCGACTAAGAAAATAACTGGTGCTGATTCTGCAGCTTATGTAACTCCAGCCGCAGCAGGTAATATAGTGGCCCCCCCTCATTGGTTAAACTGGACGCTTACAGATGGTGAGTTTCCCGATGGGGGTTCTAACATAATGTCACTATGTTGGGGTCGTATATTTATGAACAGTATTCAACATCCTCACCAGTGGTTTGCTACCAGAATAAATAATCCCCTCGATTTGTTGTTGGTTCAAGACGATGTGGCCTCAGCCCAGAATAGCCAGGCAACTGACAAGGCGGGATTAGTTGGAGACCAACTCGTAGCCTTGATACCATATAAAGGCAACACCCAAATATTCGGGTGCATTAATAGCATGTATGTAATGCGTGCTGATCCCGCCCAAGGTGGGTTCTTTACAACTCTATCGGATACGACCGGTATATTCAGTAATACATCGTATTGTTGGGATGACAAGAACAACCTTTATTTTATAGGGTTTGATGGCATTTATGCTTTATCAGCAGAAGCTATAACGGAAGGTTCTCCCCCTGTTAATCTTACAAAAGACCACGTCCCAAAACTTATATCTAACCTTGGTCTTAATCGCAGAACCGACCGCGTTACAATGCGTTATGATAAAGACAGATATGGTATAGTAATATCTGTATCCCAGTTAGACGGAGTATGGAGTGCGGTTTTCTGGGTCGATTTGCGAACCGGGGGGGTATTCCCAGAGGAGTACGCTGAAGAACATACGCCAACGTCATTGATGTATTTTGATTCAAGAGTAAAAAGTGAACGCTGTTTGTTGGCCGGGTGTAATGATGGTTACATACGCAAATGGGATGAATCAGAAAAGTCTGATGATGACGATACTGCCATTGAATCAGAAGTTTTAATAGGCCCGATAGTCGGTGATAACATAAGGGCTAAAGTCAATATAAGTGAACTATCAATAACTACCGGGATAGATACAGATTCTATTACAGTCTCTTTATATTCCGGCAAGACAGCAGAGAAACTTACCAAGAATGTATTGGATGGCGAGTCACCCAAAGTTACACGAACATTTACTATTGATAAATTAGCACCGTCAATACGCCAAAAAGTAGAAGATGGTGCGATAGGAATAAAAATATCCAATAATTCAGCAGATTCTTCATGGAGTATGGAAAAAATAGATGCTGAAATATCTGAATCAGGGAGAATAAAATGATACGTTATACAGCAACACCAGCCAGTAAAACAACAGGTGGACAAGTTTATGCGAGTTCGTTGGCTCGATGGCTCGCCCAACAAAAAGCCGCACAGGAACAATTCAGTGCTGCTCAAGCACCACTCCAAGAGTCTGTCCAGATGTTTCAACCCGGTGGTGGATATGGTGCTGGCCAAAAAGCATTACTCGAAGACCAGGCTAAACAGGCCCAGGCCCAGGCATTGGCCAGTCAGGTGGCTTCTGGTATGAGTAGCGGGTCTTTGGCTTCTTCAACAGGGTTACGGGTCAAGAACGATTTGAGTAAGAACCTATTGGGGGTTGAAGATACCCGTACCCAGTTTTTGAATCAGGCATTACAAGCGTTGTCCGGGGCACGACAAACACAAGCCCAGACTACTGCTACTACGGTTGACCCAACTTATAATGCTTATATGTCTTATCTCAATAACTTGATGCAAGTACAGTCTCAAGAAGCCCAAAGTGTAAGACAGGGTAATTTAGCCTTAGCTCTTAATAAGCAAGAACCTACTTATAGTCAACAAAGTATAGCAAGTTGGAATAAACCCAAATATAACAACTTACAAAGGTAATGGCTGTAAAACGATATAGTGTAGTAGCTCACGATTGGGTCAATCTTGAGTTTATAATAAACGACCTAACCCGCCGTGTGGTGGGTCAGGAGGTCCACCCAACCAGCTCACCCACGTTTGCGGAAGGTACGATAACCGGTGACATGGACATAGGTGGAGACCTTGATGTTACGGGTGATATTAGCCTTGACGGTGCTTTGACGCTCGATACGCTTACTGCTTCCCAATTAGTAGGAGCAGATGCAGATAAAGCATTGGTGAGTATTCCTGTTATTGGTAGCGGATTAACCCTTAGTGGGGGTAATTTATACTGGTCATGGCTTGGTATTGACAATTTAAGTGAATCTCCTGACGAAGATAGTATGATGGTATGGAATGGGCCATCTGCCGGAGTGTTATGGGAAAGCGGGAATACTCTTA